AGGCGTTGGGTATTTTATAGGATATGACATATTACCAACTCGCAATCAAAACCATGCCGGGGCCACCTGCAACCGCACTAGAACAACCAATACTAGCTCTACCACTACCCACTCCTGCAGCACCAACAATAATTGGTTGTAATTGGAAATAACCATTTGCACTATTTTGCGCTCCTCCCGGGTTTGTGAGGTAACCATAATTTGCAGCACCTGTTGCAAAAACATCAAACCAACCAGTTAAAAAAGTCGTGGCCGATAGTCCTCCCGAGCTTCCTGCAACAGATTGATAAAAACCAGATGCTGTAAATTGATTTGCAGCCATTGCTGCTCCCGCGCCAGTAGAACCAGCATTGGCAGTAAGTAACGCAGTGGGTGCTGCCGTAGAGTTGGAAAACCTTGCAGAAACAGTAGTATTGTTACTATCTCCACGGCTAGGAGACACTACTAAAGAATTTGGAACATGTTGCGCAGCCCCGTACCAGACAGTTACTGCTCCAGAACCACCAAAAGTTCCGTCCGAAGTACCGCCACCGCCAATAAGCATCATGTAAACATGGCTTACCCCAACAGGCTTATTCCAAGTTCTTTGGTTTTGAGCAACTGTGCCACCAGCGCCATAAAAAATTTGGACGTCAGCACCCGCTTTACTAAACTGTTGCTGTGGCTGTTGTGGGAACATTGATTAAGCCCAAGAAGGCGCAGTAGCGTTCATGTCTGTACAGGTGTACTCAACGGCTTCTTCAACAGAAATAGCAGTTCCATCTGCACGATAAACGCCAATGCAGTTGCCATCCTCCATCTTTTGATAGCCTGTTGAGTTATCTGTAAACTGAATAGCAAACCAAGTAATCATTTTAGTAATCTCCTGCAATAACTACGATTGAATAACCTGTACCAGCAGAACCAGTAGAAGTACCAAAAGTTACATACAACAAGTAACTTGGGTCAACAGCAATATTCAAAGGTAACTCAAACACACTTGATGCGGCAGTTTGAGACACAGTAACTGCTGGCAATGTAATTTCGTCATACAACCACGTTGCTGTTGCGCTAGTAGTTGAACTAGAAGAAATAAACACACGGCACACAGTAGCGGCTGGTGAGCCTACTGGTCGAAAACGAATCTTCTGAATGTAAGCGCCGTTAGTACCTGCGGTAAACAGTTTGTATAGCGTACCCGTGCCGTCTTGTGCGGTGTTGGCGGTTGGGCCAACAACAAGACCAGAGTTGTTAGTTGCTACTGAGTCAACAGCACCAACAATGGAATAAATGGGGGATGTATTAGCTGCCATGATTTACCTTTCAAGGAAGAATGCAGTTGATTGCGATAGCCCGAACTAGGCCGATTGATGTTGAACCACCGCCGCTAGAAGCAATAGTGATTGTTCCAGAACCATTAGTCACAGTAATACCAGTACCCGCCGTAATTGTGGATGCTACGTAGGTTGTGCCGTTACCAATAGGAATCTGACCATTAGAAGGTGTTGTTGTAACTCCTGTACCACCTTGTGCTGGAGTTAACGCAGCAGACACACTGCTAATAGTGGCGTTGGTAAGCGTCAAGTTACCAAGACTTGTTGTTGTGTTGCCTAGATAGACTACGGTATTGCCTAGCGTGATGCCAGTGGCAAAATTGGTGTCGAGCTGCGACAACGGGATTGAAGTAGTCGAACTACCAAAGGTATACGGTACTGCCATGTTAGAACCTCACTCTTAATTCGTGTTCCATCTCGAACGTGTTGATTGTAAAAGAAGGGTCTGAACTTGTCATTGTCAAACCCAGATACTTGCCGTATTGTTGCGCATCTGACTTATAAAGGGAATACCCCGAAGACAGTAGCCAACCAATAGTTGCGGCAGAGTTGTTTATCCAAGGAATTGCCACACCAGAATTGTTGTACCAAGTAGCAGTTCCGTTGGTCAAGGTGTAGACGGGGCTTGAGCCACTTTCGCTATCAACAGTGATATTGAATGTAGCCCCATAGGTAATTGTTGCTTCCACCCCAAACTTTAGAGCCTGTTTTGTTCGGATAGGGTCTTTTAGAGGGCTTAGAGCAGTCTGAACCTTGCTGTTAATACTGACAGTCTTGTCCTCGTATAGCTTGTAGAGAGCTTTGTTAGCCGTTCCATACAGGCTTATCAACCCGCTAACAGGGGCAGAAGTTATGTAATTTAGGCTTCCTTGGCTAGTCAAGAACCATTTTTTCTCAAAAAATACTGCCTGTATCTGTCTTGGACCAACGCTAGGGTCGTTGTAGGTAAAGTTAAAAGCAGCGCACAAGATGTTGTTTACAAGAACCTGACCTGCTGTAATTGGCAAACTAAAGTCTATAAGCGGGAAGAGGCCATCAAGTTGGTCTGATATTTTGCTAGTTGTTGAGCCTACAAGAGCATACATACCATAGTCGTTCATAAATAGAACGGAACGGAAGTACGGGAATATGGCGTAGGAACGCTTTGTACCTATAGACGCACTGACGTTGGTGTTGGTGAATAGAGTTTGCCCTGTACTCGTGACCCGCAAATCCGAGAATACGTTAATACTATCGTCTCCGTAGATGTACAGGAAATTGTTAGCAGACATCAAAGACTGAATGTTTCCGTGCAATGTAGCGTCAGTGAGCACTAACGAACCTGCGGAAATGCTTGTAAAGTCGCTGTATGACCCCGCAGCAGAATAGTAGATAGTTCGCCCAGCCGCCACAAAGACACGCCCTGAGAACGTGGCTACGTCAACAATCTGGTCTGTGTTTACTACCGCTTTTGCGGTTGCACCCGTACCACCACCCCCTGTAATACTTACAGTTACGTTAGATGAATTGGTATAGCCAGCACCGTTATTTGTCATCACAATCTGTGAAACGGTATTGCCAGAGATAATTCCCTGTGCTGTTGCCTGTGTTGTCCAGCCAGAGCCGTCACCAATAGTCACAACTAAGTTGGCTACGTTGGTGTAGTTGTAGCCTCCGCTAGTCACTAGCACGTTGACTATGCCAGTTTTAAACGAGGAAAGCTCGGCAATAGCCGTTGCATTAGCGCCACTACCACCAGACAAAGTGACAGTTGGAGGGGATGTGTATCCCGTTCCTGCCTCAGTAATGGTGATACTGTTAACCGTTCCCACCGCAAGAGTGGCGTTTGCCGTTGCGCTAGAGCCACCGCCTCCAGTAATAGATACAGATGGAGTTGTTAAGTAGCCAGTGCCGGGATTGGTTACGGTAATAGCAACAACGGTATTGGCAGAAAGTGAGGCTGAAGCCGTGGCCTGTGTTGAGCCAACAACGTCAGGAACGCCAATAGTTACAGTTGGAACAGAAGTAAAACCAGAGCCGGGAGCAGTTACCTGAATGCTTTGCACCCCGCCAGCATTGGTTGTAATGGTTGCTGAAGCCGTAGCTTGGACACCATTCGTGTCGTTAGGCGCAGAAATGATTACGTCAGGCGCAGTAAGGTATCCCGTGCCTTTGTTGGTAATAGCAATAAAACCAAGAGAGCCTATAGAAACAACATTGTTTCCGTCCCAAGAAGATAAGCCCTTGTCTGGGTCACCAATAATGACACGCTCATTTTTGTACTGGGCTGTGCTAACACCACTGTTTGAGAACGTGCTTGTTACTGCTACGTTGCCTTTAGTAGCTGTGCTTAAATTGAAATACTCTGCCCGTCCATTATCCTCAAAAGCAAGGATGTAATCGCTTAATCCAAGGTTGACAGAAGTTAGAAACGTAACCGTATTGGAAAAAACTACGGCAGAGTTACCAGAATCAACAACCGCTTTCTGGGCGGGAATAATCTTAATATTGCCAAAGCCAACAGGCATGGCGTTCTCTATCCACGAGAACTCCTCCTCGTCAATGGCTGTCCTGTTCGCCTTAGTGTTTAAACCTCGGAAATTCTTGATGACAGCATACGATTTTTTCTGCTCTGCTGCTGCCATGATTAGTACGGTGAAGAATAAGGGTCAGGAATACGGCGTGTGAACACCGAGTTCAGCACGGAATTAACGTGCTTGAGGTATTCTTGTTTATAAATTTCAGCCTCACCATAGCTTTGCTCTTTGTACTTGGCTTTGTAAGCCGCATAGAACGCTACAGGGGTTGTGTACGGGTCATTGATAACGTCAGTGACGTTAGGTGTGCTCAAACTCAATGCTGAAGGCAAAATTACAGTGTCTACCTCCATAGGATATGACTGGTCTGGGATTGGGCCAATATAAATCTGATTCTGACCGTATACGCTAAAACAAACGGGACGGCCTATGTAGTTTTGCCAATAACGCAACTGGGCGTTGAAGTTTGTCCAAGGAAGATAGCGTAAAGGAATACGGCTATTACCCCAGAACAAGTTGATGTTGACAATATCTAGTGTGCTTAACCCACTTGGCAAAGAGGCAAAGGGGATGATTTCGCAAGGCGCTGAGTATGTCAGCACTATTGAGCCTACCGTGATGTTGCCAGATGGCGGGTAAACGCTAGTTGCTGTTGGGTAAGGAGGAACTGTGGCGGGTAAAACACCACCAGTTACCACTTGATAAATAAATATGTTGGAGAAAACGTACTGACCAGCAGTAACGGTAGTCCCTTCAGCCCAAGCAGTAGCCGCAGTGCCATCTGCACCTAGTGGAGTATTGCTTGCTTGTATGGTTCTTAAACAGCCAGTATCTCTTACGACACGCTCACGAGCATCGTTGATGTAATCCGTTAATTCGGACGTTGACCAAAAGACTGAGTTTGCATCATGCAAGAGTCTTTGGACTTCCGTAATGTAGGAAGAGAGGGTTGCCATTTAATTTCCATATCAGGCTGCCCTAGCTTGGGAGGATTTTCCCCCAGCACGCTTTTCAACATGCAGGGGTACTACGCCTACCGCCGAGGGTAACGAGCGGTTCTGTTGAGGAGCCACATGAGAAATTTCAAACTTCTCAAGTTTCTCCAGTCCTTGTTCTAAATCACTGTGAAACCGTATCCAACCCAAGCTGGTCAAATACGGTTCCTTGTTGTTGTCACCGAAACCAAAAATGTGCTTTGCCGCTAGTACAGATATTTCCTTTGTCTCATTGACGGGGAACTCGTACTTTTGGTACGAGAAATCTGCGACTAACTTCTTGTCACTACGGTTGGTTACGTAGACTACTTCACTCATAGCGTTACAACGTCACCATACACCGAGATTTCAACCGAGTTGTTAGCTGCGGCTGCTGTACCAACATACACGTATAAAGAACCGGAATAAACCGTAGACGCTGCTGCTGTAGACAGTGGCAGGTCTTGGAATTTAGCGGAAGTTGTTACGGTAGACAAAACGGTAGCATTAGTCACTGCATTTGACGTATTCCCATCACTGGTGGTGAGAATAGTCACGTTTGCAAGAGCAACGCTACCACTTGCGTTGGCAACGGTAATACGGCGAACAATATAGCTAGTGTTGTTGTTCTGAGCCAATGTAGCAACTGCATTGCCTGTCGCACCTAAGTAAATAGGTGTCGTTACTGAAGCAACAGCAAAGTTACCAAATTGGTCAGGGTAGAACGAGCCTACATGATTCGCATTCATACCGTCTCCTCTTACGAGTTGTAAGTGCCAGAAGCGTTCTGTCCACCGTTCACGGTTACCAATGTCACTGTTGCAGATGTTGCAACGATAGCATTAGCACGCACGTTTACGCCGTCAGAAATCAACACGCCACCAGCATTGTTCGCCAAGCAGACAGACCATGTAGATGGTGTGGTGCAAGACGTGTTGGTGTTGTAAGCTGATACTGCTTCAATAGTCACGTTAGCTGTAGGAAACACAAGGTAAGTACCAGCAGGGACAACTGTGTTGGAGCTAGAAGCGACCGCAACAGTTTGAATTTGCCAGTATGCGCCCGGTGTGTTTGTGCTGGCATTAGCCAGAATGATTTTGTTTAAACCTAGTGCCATGTTTTACTCCTTACAGCGATAAGTAGTTGTAACCCGTCACTTGGGTCATGGACTTAGGTTTGACGTTCACCAATTCGGCAATCATCAAAACAGCACCCACGTAACCAATTTGCCAGTTCGGGAGTGTGGACTCGAATCCTGTAAACACAAACGAACCTTGCTCGTGGATATACAACGACAAGTAGTTAGTGTTCAGGAAGTACACAGTACCTTCTGGGCAATATGGGTCTGGATAGATTGGCACACCAGCAACCATCAAGGCACGGAATGCTGCTTGAGGGCCGTTGGGGTCAGAGTCAAATCCTGAGCCGGGGGTGATAACGTATTGTTCTTGACCTACGAAGTCTTGAGCCAATAACGTCCAAGTACCAAATCCGCAAACACCAAACGAAGGCATTTCAGCACCGTTTTTAACAGTACCAGAAATGTATTGCAGGATGTTTTGACGAGTTGGGTTGACTGAACCAGCAGCGTACTGCTTAGACTGCCACCAAGTGTAAGTAGAGCGGTTGATGTTGCCGTATGTGCCTGAAGAGGACACAGCAGCAGGTAAACCGATAAACTGTTGGGTGTTAGTCGTGTTGTTGTACAGGGCTGTAGCCATTGCGTCCATCATCACGTTGGTTGCATCGTTCATACGAGCTTCAATCAACGGGATAATCGCTGCGTCTTGCTGTGCGACACCTTCCATACCGAGGAACGGTACGGGAGAAATCATCAACTTCAAGTCGAATTCAGCGTTGTAAGCACCTTGTTGAACTGACGGCTGGGCAAAAGAGCCAGAGTAGTCAGACCACTGAGCGTTTACGAACTGTGCACCTTGTACAGGTACGGTTACAGAAGAGACACCGCCGGAGGCTTGCTGACTGTTGGCAATCAGGGCCGCCATTAGAGGTGTCGAGTTGTAAAGCTGGACAACCAGCTTGGGGATGAAAGCTCTACGAGTAACGTAAGTCAGTTCATTGAATTGCGAACTGCCCGTTGCTGGTAGGATGCCGCCGCCTATAGCCATAAGGCCTCCTTAGTTAAAAAATACCCTCTTACAGCCCAATGGGTCTTTGCGGTTTACGCAAGTCACTGAGTGCATTCATCGCTTCATTGCGAGCGGCAGCCGCCGGATTCTTCCAATACTTGCTCAGGTCAAATTGCTTGACAGCCGAGGCGGTGTAACCAGAAGAAGTTGGTACTGCTGCTTGCTTCATCCACTGATGATACTGTGCTGCTGTTTCATGGTTTGTGATACCTTGCTCCAGCATAATTTTTTCCACGTCTTTGACTTCATCTTCAGAAGTAATCAAACCTTTCTTCATCAAAGAAGAACGGCGCTTGTTTAATTCCTCAATGGCATCACGCTCACGCAATTTTGATTCCAAGGCTTGCACACGCTCTTCCGACTTATTGACGGCTCTTTGTGTGTAGTCTTCTATTTCTAGTTCGGGGATAGGAAGGTCAGGTTTGACCTTCTTTGTCATCCGCAGGAAGTCTTTGCGAGTTGCAGGGTTCTCCGCAAGTTGTTGCGCTAATGCAGCCAACTCATCACGGGCCTCTAGAGATACGTTTTCAAGTGACATGTGTGTTTACCCTCTTTATACGATTAGATTACTTTTTTGCCGTCACCGGGCTTGACAACAGCCATACCAGTTTTGCCAACTTTAGCTGCCGTGTTGAGGCCGCCTAATTGAGAAAAACGTGGTGTGTTGGTGACTACACCGTTTTGCTGATTGTTATCAGTAGGACGGCGGGGTGAGGCATTGCCACGAGGCTTGAATAAATCCATTTTGGACTCCTTACATTGGTGGGGGTGTTGGTGCGCCGCCCATAGGAGGCATACCGGGGATTGGCGCTTGTGACATAGCTTTACCTTCTGGCGAAGCGCCACCAGCTTGAGGTAATGTCTGCAACATCTGAAGAATCTCAGACTGTTGAAGTTCGTTTGTTTTGTTTTTGCGTGGGCCTAAAAGACCAGTCAATGTGCGAATAGCGGCTAAAGCCTTCTGTCCTTCTTCTGACTCGGAACCGAGGGCAGGAAGAGATTGCTCTAGCAAATCCATAGCCATAGCTAAGTTAATCATTGCGCCTTCTTTGCTACCCATCTTTGGTTCTGGGGTAGACATAGGCGAAGACATTGGAGGAGTGGAAGCGTCTGAGAGTGCTTCTTGAGATGGTGTACCGATAGAGCTTGGCATATTGATACCGGAAGGAGCGCCTCCACCAGCACTGCGTGGGCCTCTCATTAACTCCATCAATTTGTCCTGCGGAACACTCATATTTACTCCTTGTGCCAGTTTGTAACCACTTACAAACCTTTTGTCAATAGGTGGGGAGCATTTTATGTCTACTCCCCAAAGACATAATCCTCACGGATTACTTGCGGCTTTTACGGCCTTTACGAGCTTTACGCATAGTCTTCTCCATTGTTGAAGGCGGCGAACTATTTTTTTTTAGGGAAGTAAGCCACACCCTTATCACTCTTACGAGTAATTCTTACCGTCTTGTCTTACGACCACGTTTTGCTGCTCTGTACATAATCACTCCTTAGTTCATGAACGGCGGGAATAATCACGCTGATTCCTGCCGGAGTAGTTTTTAACACCTTGTGTTCTGTAAGTCAAACTAGGTGAAGACTCACCTCTCTTGAGTGACTCGGTGCTTACTCTAGGCTGGTCAGCCTTTGGTGCGGTTTGTCCTTGTGTTGCCATCATCCCACCTGTTTTAAGTCTGGTTTACCTTCTGCTTTAGGAGGAGGTTTCTGCGCTTGTTGTTGCGCTTGCTCCTTCTCCTTATCCTGCTTCTGCTCCATCTTCTTGAGACGGTCTTTTAATAATTGTTTCATTGGAGGCTCTAGCAAGTCAAGCAATGATTCTTTGTCAATGACCTGTGCCTTAAACAAGTTAAATGCCAACTGGCGCATGTCTTCCATGAAGATAGGCGAATTGCTGTGCGCATCAACCTTGACCACAAAGTCTTTGGTGAACTGCTCGGCAATAAATGGTCTGC